ATCCCCTGTCTCGTCAGTGAACACTCGGTTCTCATAAACCACAGTACCAAAGGCATTGCCATAGTCGATGTAGTCATAGAGAAGCTTGCTTACCTCAGTACGGAACTTACTCTCACGAGTCTTGTTTTCCATATAGGCGGTGATGTTACGAGACTTCTCTTTCTTAGCAGCATCCTTGGTGTATGCTTGCCAAGACAACCACTTATCATTCGGGAATGCCGAGGTGAGATAGTTGGAGTGGAGGTTATCACGAATCTGTGTTAGCTTTGGCAGCGTAGTGCTGTTCTTCCAAGGCAATGTCTGATTACTAGTGCTACTAGTATCGGTGGCAAACAAGTACTGCTTAAGCTCCAACCATTCTGCCATCTTGTTAGATCGCTGGTTGTTGTACGTGTCCCACATATTAGAAATCCATCCAGCCGAGGGCTGTGGAGCAAGCACGGCTTGAATTTCTGCTACTGCGTCTGACATATTATTCCTTTATCTAAATGCTACGCCGCCGAAGCGGGATTGCTTGGGGCCACTAAGCAAGAAGTCGGCAACTGCCGCCCCTGAGTTCCTCTGTGGCTTTACGGCTATACTGACGGCTGATGCTAGGGCATCCTTCACGTCATCATGAGATGGACGGGCCTGAACAAGCTCTTCTTCGAGAACTGGTGTCCAACCACCCTCAAAATGCCACATCTTGTCGTCGTCGTAGCGAGGCTCTAGGGCTGCAGCAATACGCTGTTCCTTCGTACCCTCTTGACGGGTTGGTCGGTATTCTACAATGGAGAGGGACATGCCCTTCCGTTTAACGTGGTCCTTGATCGCTTCCACAATGACAACCTGTGCCACCGTGACTTCGGCCTGAAGTTTCTGGAACTTCCATTTGGCATGAAGCGTTGCGATATGCTCGAAGTACTCGATAATCTTCTTCGTCTTGAAACGTTCGATGTCTAGGACATAGATGTTGGACTCAGAGTCGATACCAATCACTACAATAGCTGTCCAGTCGGCTGCGCGGTTCAGAGAGAAGGCAAAGTCAACTGCAGCATAGATGTTAAGGCGATTGCCATTGTACCGCCAGCGACCCCCTTCTAGGCGAAGGAAACGTGGATTGAAATACTGGAATTTGTTCCGATCAATTCGGTTGGAGCTACTGTCGTTTGGATTGTTGTAGTACTGTGCATAGAATTGTGTCTGATCACTGTACTCAGCCTTAATACGAGCCAGCGTACCACGGTCAAAGCCGAATGCCTTGTTATCCGAAGGACGTACCATACGTGGCCACAAGAACAAACCATCCGTCTCAACAACGTATTCCTGAATTTCCCACACATTCTTCTTATCGAGCAGTAAGCCCTCGTCGTCATACACTTCGTATGACTGTTCCTTCCACAACGCGTAAACGTCATTCGGATGGTAGCGAGTGCCACAAGCTAGGGTGAAGCCACCGGGATTACGAATGGAAGTAAACTGTGAAGCTTTCTTCGACACGTTATCTCGGCCATCTTCTGTGTAGGCATTCTCAGGCACAACCAAGTCATCGCCCAGAATGATGTCAGCATGCCACCCAGTCGTGTTGGTAGTCAAACCAGCAGTGGAGATGGTGGCATCTCGGATACCCTGCTTACGACGCTCTACGTGGTCTACAGACATCTTCTTGACTGACCACTTCTCTCGCAGACCCTCCTGCGGGTTAATGTACTCAGGGTAGAACCGTTGGTACACTGTGGAGCCAAGGATATTCTGAATAGCAAAGAGCTGCGTTTCAGCTAGTTCCGCGGTAGCGGAAAGGTATAGCATTGTTACTTCAGGATGACGAGTGATGATCCAAGCTGCCCATGTAGCCACCATGTGGGACTTAAGATGTCCACGAGGAAGCATGATAAGCTTATTGCTAGTAAGGTCATTACTTCGACCAAACAGATTGTACTCCTGCATCCAACGGAAGATTTCACGATGAATCTCTCCATACATATAGCCGGGGTTCACTAGTTTGGCGAAGTAATACAAGTCTTCTTTGGCACGTTCACGGATATCCAAAGCTTGCTTCGGCATACGCTCAATCTGACTATAGGCGTCTACAAGCCATTGGTCCATTACACCACCTCATTCATACGGATAACATCTGCAGTGAGTTCTTCGTTGATCTTGTTGTCAATCCGATTCTCACGATCCTGCTGGGCCTTAGAAGGTCGGCCAGCACCACGCTTATCCCAACCACGATCAGCAAGCCACTTGGCTGCCTGAAAGTTGCTACCATCTGCAGTCATGTCTCGGATCGCCTGAATAGCGTCACAACGCATGACAACTTCCAACTCTTCACGCCACTCATCGAACTGCTCTCGGAGCATCTTGTTCTCGTTAAGGCGTTTCCAGTGGGACCAGTTAAGAAGGTACTTCTTAGCGAACTGGTACTCGGTGGGGTCTTCTGTCTCTAGGTAGAGCTTCTTGAGCGAGGGATACACTCGCCCATCATATGTCTTATCCTCGTCATTGAAGGTGAATACAGCATACTGGACATTGTACCCACATTCTAGAAAGAGAGACTGCGTTAGCGGCCTCCCCATCGTATCCAATAGTTTTGTCTTATCAATTTTCATAATTACTCCACGACACTGCTTGTGCCATCATTCGTTACAAAGTCAGTCGATGGACCACACCCTACAGTACCACCAGTGTCAGTGTCGGTATAGTTGATGCAGGTACGAGTATCTACATGAACGCCCACAGACCCAGTACGAATTAGGATAGGTGGCACAGTGTTGCCAGTGGACTCTAGGTAGATGTTAGAGATAAACCAACGGCGACCAACAACGTCAATAGCACGACTAGTACCACTGCCCCAACGCTGGATAACATTGTCTCGGATGACACCACGGGCACCACCATACGAGTTCACAACGATTGGCAGAGTACAGTCACTGATCTCGTTGTTTACAATACGCAGGGCTTCGGGACCGGGGTTATTCACAGTACCAAGGCCAGACTGAATACCACGGCCCATCCAGTAGATGTAGTTGCCCTCAATATTGAAAACGTCTCCACCGATCTGGCGAACAGTATTTGTATTGATCTTAATGGCGATAGTCCCAGAGAGAACAGACTGATTGAGGTTCCCCTGTTCATCACCATGCGTCTGGCGAGTAAACATACAGCCACGAATATTACCACGACCAGAGTGCGCCACATTGAGTGCAACTTGGTTGGCAGCAGTTAGAACGAAACGAATATCCAGAATCTCGATATGAGTGGATCGCTCGTTGTTAGCATCAGCTTCACTGAATGGGCGAGTGAACATTGTACCAGCCACCGCAGTAGCCTTTAGGATCGTGACACCATGGCCCTGTCCCTTAATACGCAGGTAGTCGGAAAGCTCAAGCTCAGCGTCACCATCAATGATGAAAAGACCGGCTGGGATATTTAGCTGTGCTACCACATTCTCTGGAGAGCCAGTAGCCCACCAATTGGCCTGAATGTACGCCATAGCATTAGTGAACGCTGTAGTGTCATTGGTAGTACCATCACCCTTAGCGCCCCACCACTTGACATTAAAGCCCTGTGCTGTGTCTCGACGAACCCATACGCCAACAGTTGCTGCAATGGCTGTAGCCTTCACGTAGATTGCTTCTGATGTATCGGCAGCTACTTCCGCACTATAGTCGCCAGACGCCCAGACGAACCAGCCATCCTTACCGCTCTCAAGCACGAGTACGCCATTGTAGTCTGAAGTGTCCACAGCCTTCAGAGCTGTGATAGTGGCAGCGGCTGTTACTGAACTCCCGACAGGGAATACAATAGCGCCAATCATATCTGCTACCAACTTATTCGTTGGGAGTACAGTGTCGTCAGTAGGCGCTGTGCCTTCTACGCTGGTCTGTACGAGAGCAGGGGCGAGTTTAGCTAGTGTGACTGCACCGTCTGCAATCTCAGTGTTGCCCACTGCGTTGTCGGCAATATTATCTGAATCAACGGCGTTAGCATTGATTGTCCATACACCACCACCACTAACTGTGATGTCACCCTTATCGCCAGAAGGGATACCTGTTACTGAAGATGTGATAGCAACGCCATCAATGTTCACAGCGTTGAAGTAACCGACATTCGCATTTAGGATGTCATTGCTATCCATGTCAAGATCAGCACCCATACTATTAGGCACAGTACCGGCTGTACTAACAGCTTCCTGCAGGGCAGCTTCAACACGAGTGAAGTTGGTGGTGATGTTGTCTAGGCTATTACTATTTAGGAGGCTTACGTCAATTGCCATTACTTACGTCCCGTCTTTCTACTTGGTTTCTTTGTAAACTTATTATATGAGTTGGTATAAGAACTGGCTTTACCCACCCCAGCAAAACTCTGTGTCTTGAATGAAGTGCTTGACGGTCCTTTAGGTGTAGCAATGCTCTGTGTTCCGAAATATGCTCGAACGTCCATCACATTCCCACTTTGCTTTCTGCCTGATGTTTTCATTGTCCTACCTATGTCGATATCTTATTGATGAATTGTAATGAACTGTTATCGACTCACTGCGTTCGTCACAAATACTGATGGGGTTTCCAACTCTGTGGATTTCCCGGAGAAAGTTTGGAGGTGTAATGCACTATAATCACACCCCCCACACACCCCCTTGTACCCCCTACGGTATTATTGTACCGCTTGGCCCCGGTGTGTGTTGCATTGACCCTCCCTCCCTCTGACCACATTCCTATCTACTCCTAACCCGTTGATATTAAAGGGGTTATTGTTATTAAACGCCTACGGCACACGACTCTGTTCCTATTTGTGTATGACGATAGGTGTGTAGTCCTATGAGTGGTGATGTTGGCACGGTTATTGATAGATGCATATATCATGCCATGTTGTGTTAGTGGTTGGCATGGTACTTGCTACAGGTGTGTGCGTTTCCATGTTTGGACTGTTATGTAGTGCCATTGACTGCTATTTC